CCAGCCGCTGCTGTTGTGCGTGTCTTTGCATTGTTCACAGACATCAACTAAAAGTCGGGGGGCTTCGGCCCCCCTTCTTACATAGGAAAACAATATGGCAAAACGTGAACCACAAGCAATACATACAAACACCGATGTATTGATGAACACTGGCCCTGCGCGGCTTATTGGTGTGCTGTACACCTCTGGTGGAGGTTCGCTAGACCATATCAATTTTTACGACAATACCTCTGCGTCTGGTACGGTAAGACTTGAACTTGATACTACTAAGCAAGGTGTTGTTACTTGGAATCTTCCCGAAGGCGGGTTGATATTTACCAACGGAATTTACTGTGATATTGGCGGGGCATCGTCAGTCACCGCAATTATTGTTCAGTAATCATGGCTACCAAAGACCCACGATTAGAGCGAGCAGGAGTGTCAGGCTATAACCAGCCTAAGCGCACTCCTAATCACCCGACAAAAAGTCACGTTGTTGTGGCAAAGTCTGGTACTGAAGTGAAGACCATTCGATTTGGTCAACAGGGTGTTTCAGGTTCACCAAAGAAGCAAGGTGAGTCTGAGGCGTATCAGAATCGGCGTGAGTCGTTCAAAGCACGGCACGCTAAAAATATTGCCAAAGGCAAAATGTCTGCGGCATACTGGGCGGACAAGGTGAAATGGTGAAACAAGTTTGGGACAAACCAAGACCTAAAGGACTCGGTAAATCGAAGCCTTTAACGCCTGAGCAGAAAGCAAAGGCAAAAGCAGCGGCTAAGAAAGCGGGGCGTAAATACCCGAACTTGGTCGATAATATGAGAGCGGCAACTAAGTAAGGAGTATTGCATGGCACGATTTCTACGAAATAAAAATGATGGCTTCATCTACGACTGGAGTCCTATCCTTGCAGAGAATCCTCTGTGTGAGGAAGTGACTGAGGAAGAAGCCTTCCCTGAAAAGTTCATCCCTAAGAAACAAAAGGGTCGCAAGACTGGATTGACTTTGGAAACTGAAAGCGTTCCTGAGGAACCTGAGTACGTGAACGAAGACGTTAACGCTGACGCATCTAAGGACTTACCCTAATGAAACTGTCTGCTGTACTTACTGAAGTTCGCAGAATCCTTCAGGACAATGCTGCCCCATATCGCTACAGCGATACGGTGTTACTGGGCTTCGCCAATCAAGCGTTGAAGCGTATGGCTGTGTTGCGTCCTGACCTTTTTGCGTACATCGGGACAGTTACATGTACAGCAAACGCAGTTATTCAGTCAGCCCCATCGGACTCTATCCGTATCATGGAAGTCTTCCAAGTACAGGGCGGTAACGGTGTGACTGAGGTTAATCGTGACTCACTGGATGAGACCTACCCCGGCTGGATGAATGATGCGGCTGGAGCCTGTGTAAATTGGATGCGGCATGTCCGCAACCCCAATCGCTTTTTCATCTATCCTAAAGCCCCCGCTGGGCAGGTGTTGATTACAGAGTATTCCCAAGTACCCCCAGACTACGCGGCTGACGCAGATGTGGCTTTGCTGCCAGATGCTTACTTCCCCGTTGTTGTTGACGGCACTATCTTCTTGGCAGAATCCGTAGACAACGAGCATGTGAACTCCAACCGTGCCCAGTTGTTCCAACAAACCTTTACTCAGGCTCTTGGCGTAAACGCTCAGTCTCGGACATTGACCGACACTGAGGAAGCCGGACTTGACCCTAAACAGGTGATTTAATGGCTACTCGCACATTCCTCTCTCTCGCTCAACGATTGACACCGAGTGTGCCCGGATGCCCGCAGCCTGTCATTGAGCAATATGTTCGTGATGCAGCCATCGAGGTGTGCGAACGCACGCTGGCATGGCGGTATCAGCAACCTACAATCCGGTTGACTCCGGGTGTCTATGAGTATCCTTACACCAACCCAGCGCAGGCTGAGGTTCATGCGTTCTTGACAGTCTCCGTCAACGGAGAAAAGATTGAACCTGCGACGCTTGAGGATGTCCATAGACAGTATCCTGATTGGCCTAGCACCGACCCTGCAAAGCAGTCTGACCCACGCTATGTGTTTCAGTTGGACGCAGATAACTTTGCATTGGCCCCCATCCCAGACGCTTCGGTTAATTACGACCTTGCAATGATTGTGGCGTTGAAGCCTATCCGCACTTCCACTGGAATGGACAAGACTGTTTTTGATGACCTAGAGAACGTCATCATGCACGGTGCACTGCAACATTTACTTGTACTGCCCAACAAAAATTGGTCTGACCGCGAGTTGGCGGCGTATCATTCTAAGCAGTACTTATCTAAAACCGTAGAGCGTAGAGCACGAGCAAATCTAGGCGCAGGTCGAGCCTCGATGTCAGTGCAGATGCGCCCATTCGCATGAGGTTCATATGGCAGCAGATGTCATCCGATTAGTAGCAGGCGACGAAAAACCGCTTATTGTCCTTACGCTGACGGACGACATTACTGGCACGCCCATTGATTTGTCACTCTCGACAACTGTTGTCACGGTAAAGTTTCGCAAGGCTGGTACAACCACTCTACTTTCCACAATATCTTGCACGAAGTTGAGCGGTGGCACAACCGGTCAAGTGCAGTTTGGATTCTCCGGTGGTGTGCTTGATGTAGACCCCGGCATGTATGAAGGTGAAGTTGTCATTAACTTTAACGGAGACAACCAGACTGTGTTTGAAACTCTCCGCTTCACAGTGAGGGATAACTTCTAATGGCAAATATTCGCGTCTCCTACGCACTGACTACATCACTGGTGGTTGCGGTTTCGACCGTGACTATCGGTATGTCGGCTGCTGGCGGCGCGACTGTTACGGCTCGTCCGCAGCAAGATATTCAAATCAGTGCCTTTGTTGTCCCAATGGAGTACTTGGAAGAACAGACAGTTATCATATCTGACTTCCGGGAGTTTTCATTTGGTAAAGGTATTGTTGACCCAACAGATTCTGTAGTACCAGCAGAACAGATTACTTTCCAACCGGGGCTTGTGCTCACTGACTCGGTCACGATGTACGATGTGGTCTACAAGGATGTAACCGAGGTTGTTGACTATGACCGCAACGATGCCGATGTTGACCCAGACCCAGTTACTGCGTCTGACACATCTACCCGTAGTATAGGGAAAACCCTTACTGATTCTGCTACGGCATCTGACTCTGCGCTTGTGTTTGCGCAGAACAAAACAACAACGGACGCAGTTACTGCGGCTGACACAGTCAATACCAAACATGTTGGTAAGACCCTAACGGACACTGCTACAGCATCCGACGCGTCGCCAGTGTTTAACGCGGTTAAAGTTGTTGCTGATAGTGTGTCGATAGTAGAAGCAGCAGCGCTTAACGTAAGTAAGAGTGGAATTGCGGATACTGCTACTGCTACAGACTCTTCGTCACTGCAACCTAGCCTTGCCAAGACTGACTCGGTCACTGCGGCGGACACACTGAATACATTCAGTATAGGTAAAAACCCTAATGATTCAGTTACCGCTTCTGATACGGTGAACTCGTTTGTCATTCAGACCGTATTGACAGACTCAGTCACCATAACCGATGTAGTCTACAAAGACTTCACTGAGATGGTGGACTACGACCGCAACGATGCGGATGTTGACCCAGACCCGGTCACTGTTGCAGATGTATCTATACGCTCTATTAGTCCAGTCTACACAGATAGTGTGACTATGGCGGATGCGTTAGCCAAAGTCAGCAGTAAAGTTTTGACAGATTCAGCAACTGCTGCGGACTCAGTTTCAATACTACTCATACCCGGTGTCACCACACCGCTTTATGACTTTGCTTTTGCGTCTGATGAGAAGTTTACGTACCAGTGGACACTCGGTACAATTAACTCTCATCTGATTCACCAACCCCTTGTAAACGGTGAATTTGTACTGACAACTAACCCCAATGCTGGTATCGTGTATACGATGCGCACGGAGTCGGTTGAGTACACGTACAACGGTTACGAACTCAATGGAAACCAACTCAACTAAGGAGTGAATTATGTTTAACGATAGCATTAAGATGAAGGGCAGACTGAACATTGTTCTCACTGGCCCAGACGGAGAGGTAAAAGAACAACACGAAGTTGACAATCTGGTTGTCACCGTGGGTAAAAACTTTATTGCCTCTCGCATGAAGGATACCACTGATACCGCCATGAGTCATATGGAAGTTGGTACTGGTTCAACTGCTGCTGCGGTAGGCGACACAGCCCTAGGTGCAGCCGTAGCAAGTTCACGAGTTTCGTTGACCTCAACTACTGTATCTACTAACTCTGTTGCGTATGTTGCTACATTCCCAGCAGGCACTGGTACTGGTGCATTGACTGAAGCAGGTATCTTCAATGCTTCTTCTGCTGGC